GGCAATATCCGGGGGCTCTGCATAACGATAACGCAGCCCTGATTGTGGTACAAAAGTAGAGCTGCTGCCGGTCCAGCCGGCTTTGGCGTTATCGGGCAGGTCGAAGGCGGAGAAAGTGCCTTTGGTGGTGTCGTAGCTGGAGATGAAAAGGTCGGCGTCTGCGTCGCTGATGTTCTGGTAGGTCAGTTCCAGCGTGCCGCCGACGCGCTTATTGCCGTAGAGGATGCGGGATTCGGCGCCGCTTTGCGTGCGAAACAACTTGACCGGGTAGTCGCCCGGATTAAAAGTGCGGCTCGATGGTCGGAGGTTTGGCAGGGTCATCAGTCAGGCGCCAGGTCGCTTACCACCGTGAATCCATTGTAAGAAGGCTTGAGTTCATTAGCGACCACGCTGTAGCCGTTTTCGTCGATGGGGAAGTAGCTGGCGCTGATGCGTGCCAGACCTTCTTCGTCAAGGTCGATGGAATCGACCATGTAGACAAGCGAGCGCGTTGTTGTGTCTTTGATGGCAAAGATTGAGCCGAACAGTTTGTTGGCTTTGGGCTGGCCGTCGACAATGCTGATGGTGAGCGTGTCTTCGTTGACTTCGTTGTCGTTGCGGTCCCAGTAGTACACCTGCACGCTCTGGCCGTTGGTGAGTTGGGCGGGCGTGATGATGGCGCCATTGTCTTTGATGATGCCGGATGCACCAGGCTGGACGTAGCTGGCTTGTGTCACCACGCGGATGAAGTCGCCGGGCGCCAGGCCGAGGCCGTAGGGCAGTGTCTGGAAGCTGACCACATGAGTGCGGTGACGGCGGGCACTCAGGGCATATTTGGCGAACAGTTCGGCGTGGTAGCGGCTGGTGATGTGGGTAAAGTTGAACTCCTCCAGCGGGCCATTGGGCTGGTCCGTGTAGTACACGACCGCCGTTTGTTCTTGCGGGAAGCGGTTGGGCAGTTCGGTGCGGTAGCGCACCATGGCACGAATGGGAAGGCGCTCTTGGGCTTGGACGTATTCCAGTTGGAAGGAGTCTTCAATGATGTTGCCTTCGGTGAAGATGCCCGAGATGGGCACCTTGACATCGAACATCGTGTAGTCGCGGGTGGTGTCGATGGGGAGGGCAGGTTCGATTGAAAACTTGCCGCCGCGCATGACGAGGTTGCAAAGCAGCGAGGTGCTGATGCGTGCCAGAAATTCGCGCAGGTTTTGCGGTTCGACGATCACGTCGTCGTAATACAAGTAGTTGGCCTCAAGGAACATTGCCGTGCGGGCAAACTGAGCCTTGTCGATGAGGTCGGAGCTGATCAGCTCGCCAGCTCCGGTTTGGATGTTGGTGAGTAGGTAGTAGGCAAGGTCAGTGAAAATATTGGAGGAGCTGGTGGTTTCAACAATGTTGCCGTTGCTGGTCAGGCGCAGATTGGTAACGCTGATGCCGTTCTTTGCGTAGATGTGGAGTTGCTCCAGTTGGTTTAGTTCGGCCGTGCTGCGGAGTTTGAGGCCTGCCATGGCACAGCCCGTATATGTGGCCGGGCTGTTGTTGCGAACGGCAACGGTTTCGTTGATATAGACAATTTCATGCTCTGGGCCATTGTCGCAACTGCGTGAAATCAAATTCGCGTAGTGCGATACCTCGGCAATGCCTACATTGCCTTCAAATGTTCTTTCGCCGCCGAGGGTGGGCGGAGAACTGATGGGAACTGGCGCAACAATTTGGAAGTAGTAGTCAATGGTGATGGCCGGATTTCGCAGAACGCTACGAATGATAAAGACTTCATCGCCCGTCCAGTTGCCAGTCAACTGCAGAATTTCAATGTTGTCTGGCTCTACGATTTCCCACCAGTAACTCAAGAAGTTTGTAGCTGTTATGGTTTCGGGCGTAGTGTATAAGCGCAACTTCATTTTCAGTCGTACAACCCGACCACCCTGGTCATGCCGGAACGCAGTGCTATCTGCTTCGGAAAATGTGTAGATACCCCCGACATTAAAAGGGAAGCGTGTAATAACTGGAGTGCCATGGAAGATATTATGTTCTGGTCCTCGGGGGTCTGGATCTTTGTCGATGGCTTTGGCGATGCCATTGCTAACCCGAAATGCAGTTGCGTTTATGTCCTGCGCATCTGAGGCTACTGCCTTAAGGAACCGGACGCGCGATGGGGGAGGAGTGTATGTTGAGGCCCCTCCTTGATACACGGGATTGCTGATCATTTCCGGCGCCAGTGCCAGCTCTTTTACGCTGGCAGGCTTTGCCATCATGTACAGCGTAAACAGCCCGTAGTTTGTTGTTTTTGTTTGCGAAATGTACTGGCCTTCAGCATAAGGAACGGCGCCTTCTACATAAAGTCGGTAGCAGGGGCCTTCTACGGTTATGCCATTGATGGTTGCTTTTGTGTAGGAACCGTCGGCATTGCGTATTTGATTGATTTCGCCTGAGGTGACAGGACGCAGTCTGAATTCGTATTGCCCGAATCCGTGGGCGATGCGGATAAAGTTGAACTGATCTTGCGGGGCTGATCCAACCACCGCAAAGGGATGGTCATTTAGTTTTTCCCAGCCCTGATTAAAAGCGTATGACTGATTGGCAGGCCTGACGTAAACGTCGAAAAACGAGGCTCGCTGTATGTACGACTGGTTTGTTCCAGCGGTTAATGCAATGTTTTGAACGTCGTAATCCCGTAGTTTTGTTACGTTGGGTACCGACTTGAAATTGCAAATGCCGTTTAGTTTGTTCCAGACGTTGCTCTTTATGCCGATTTCAGTGACGTTGCAGCTACGGCTATTTTGGAACGATGCAATGTCAGCTTTGCAGATTGGGAACCAGGCTTGGCCGATGTCATAGATTGCCCCGTCTGGCCCTTCTGGGAGGTTGGTTTCGGTGTTGACGAAGCCACGGTGACACACGCCGACTTTCCCGACTGTCCCATCGAAGACTTCTTTGCATACCAAAGTAACAGTGCGAGGCTGTAAGTCGCTGCGATCGTATATTGTATTGGCTGGATTTCTGGCGGTAACTTGAAAAATACAGTTACCAATCATCCATTTGGTGCCGATCTTCAGTAAGTCATCTTGCTGTTCGTGTTCGGCTTGGATGGCGTCGCGCACCTGCCGGTTGTCCACGGCATTAACATCGGGGTTGGCATACAAAAAGCCATCACCTGTGTTGCGGTTTTTATTCGCAACAATGTTGGGGTTGTTGTTGTCGTAGTAAAGCTCGTCCCTGACGCGGCCCTCGTTGTAGATGATCGTGATTTGATCGCCTACTTGCGTGTCTACTTTTAAGCCTTGGCTTCGATCGCCTGGTGCAGTTGTCACCTGCCCGTTTCTTATGTGCTCGACGATTCCGAACTGGCGAGCATAGTTGCGTCCCACACCGGCCATCTTGGGGTTGCCGGCGATCTGGAAGCGCTTAGCCACTGGGGTTTGACCAGCCTGTTCCGAAGATGCGCCGGGATAGGGCACGATTTCCCAGTTAAGGCGATAGGGCGTGCCGTTCGGCAAGCCGTTATACACGCCAAAAACGGCGCGATTAGTCAAGGAATAAGCATGGCTAAACCCTGTGCTTTCCAGGCCGCTAAATGTGTGGTTTCTAAATGCGTTGTCGCGTTCGCCTTCGCCAATCCAGAAATCTCCGTATCGGCGATGAAGTCCCAGCAGCCTGCTTTGCCCAGTTGTATTTTTGTTACCTTCAAATGTTGCCGGTCGATAGTCAGAGCTATTCGGTACTGGCTCACCGCCGGAATAGTAATACCAGCGGAAGTCAGATTCCTGGAGTGCATCAAGAGGAGCTTGGCCGATGTAGATACCAGCGCGGTCTTCGTTGCGGGCTGCTTCTGTGTCGTATGGCCCTCTGGATACAGGAGACTGTCCCAGCAGGAAGACCAAGTCGACGGATTGGTAGCTGCCGTGGGAGTACATGCGGCTCCACACCAGCTTGGGGGCGACCATGATGCCGCCGACGTAGGAGAAGTCGCTGCGGCTGGGAGGGAGCTGAACGTACTTTTGCCTGGTGAAGACAATGGGAATCGTTTCGCCGTAGCGGCTTAGTTCTTGGCTGGCCTGGAAGCCGTATGTCGGGGCAAAGCGGTCACGGCCGACGATGCTGTCGAGCTGCCGGTTTTCAATCCCTTTGGGCGCCGATGGCGGCTTGGGAGCCAGTAACATCCCAATGCCTTGGAATACCAAGCCAAGGACAAGTGAAACAATGACAGAGACAACATCGTTCTCAATGTCCGGAATATGGGCATACTCTGCCGGACGTTCGCGGCTCAGCCAGTCGATGCGTTGCTTGAACTGGAGGTATTCCTGTTCGGTGCAGCCCAGCTCTTCGGCTAACTGGCGCTCGTAAGGGAGCAGTTGCTGCGGTAGCAGCGGAGTGCAGGAAACGCCGTAAGCGGGTGCCAGGTCACCGCTTGCAGACTGGCCGTTATGTAGAGGATGCCGTCCTGCCAAACTGTCCCGAAAGCGTAATTCTTGTGTGGTAGGAGAACCACGTCTCCATCATACAAAGGATCTAGCACGCGGCGTCCCCAGCCGTGGATAGCCTTGAGGATTTGACGAGGCGGGGCGTCGTACCAGCAGGGGTCGAAGGCGGGGGTGGCGATACCGAAGCGGTCGAGGGCTGTGTAGACGAGGTGGATGCAGTCGATGGCGCGATCAGGGTCGGTGCCGTCTGCGCCGAGGCGGTAGGGGCGACCGATCAAGTCGTACATCAGCTCAGGCGGACCTGCGCAGTGGTGGGCAAGGGACCAAACACGTCTTCAGTGATGCGGCGCCTTGGCACGTCACCACCAACTGCGTCGATGACAGAGGAGATCTCCAAACGGAGTTCGGCGTCGCTCCAGATGGCGCCGGCCACTTGACCTGCGTAGGAACTAAGCACGCGGTAGTCGGCCTTGTTGTCGGGGTTGAGCATCAACATATCCACCAGTACCACCCAACTACCATCGACCAATGTGGAGGCCCAGCTACGGCTGAGGGAGTTGTTAGGCAAGGCAAGTTGCGTGGACTGGTTGTCGCCGCTGCGGTTGACCGTTACGCCTGAGAAGCCGAAGGGCAAGAAGCCGTGGGTGTTGCCGTTATAAGCGACGTTTTCGTTGATCCAGAAGTTTTGGAAGTAGAGCGGGGATGCGCCATCCGTGCGGGGCTTGGCGGTCAGCATATGACCTAGGGCTATTTCAGTCTTGAAGCTGGTGTCCATCAGTTCATGCCGAGGCGGCTACGAGTGGCGCGGGACTGCTGCAGGCGGCGAAGGGTGCGCTGTTCGCACTGCGTGGCGCCTTGCTGTGCGGCTTGGGCCATGCCAGTGCGGAACTGGTCGGCGGTGACGTAATCAACGGAGTTGATGCGTTCCACGGTGTAACGCACGTCGATGGCGGCTGGTGCCATTGTGGCGGTGCCGCCGCCGCTGCTGGTGTCGTTGCCAGCCGGGATGACAGCGGAGCCGCGTGCGCCAGCAGCATACCGGCTCATGGCTGAGCGCATCTTGCTGGCGGGGATGATGTACTCGGATTCGCCGCCTTCGCCAACCACGGCGCGAGTGGGGCCTGTAACGAAGCCGCCATCGGCAAACAGCATCCCGCCAAAAGCTGACGG